GTGTTTCCATATGCAATGTATGAACATTTTTTCTAACATTACCTGAACTATCGTCTTTAAATGTTTCGACAAATTCGGCTTTATCATTTGGTTTATCAAATTCAAAATTGGCTTTATATTGAAAATCTTTAAATTTTACAAGAGAGTTTGTTATACGTTTTTTAGCATATTTCTGTGCTGAAACTATATGTAATGGGTCTGCTGAATTAATAATGGGGTCAAATTTATCACGATTCACTAAGTGTAATACAAAATAACCTCCAGGTTTTAACCAATTATAACAATTATCAATGAATGTTTTTTTATCATTAATGTAGTAGATTGTGAAGTAAAGACAACTAATAACATCAAGTGATGAAGGTTTATAATTTACAGCATCTAATGCATTTCCTTTTTTAAATTCGCTTTTAGGATATTTTTTTTTGGCTTTATCAATCATAGATTGAGAATTGTCCAACCCACTTGCATTAAAACCTTGTTTATTAAATAAATTTACATGATGACCATTACCACAACCCATATCTACTAAAGTCTTGTTTTTTGTAGGTTTTAATATATGACTTAATTCACTTATTTCATAATTATTTTTGCCATGGTCTAGAACTAAATCATCATAAATACTACAATAAAAATCATCATAAAGATTATCATTTTTCTTTACTTTAAATTTTTCCATTTGTGTAAAACCTTCTGGAAATGGATGATGGTAATTAATATAGTTTAATACTAAAAACAATACTCCTAAAAACACAAATAACCGAATCCAAATATTTATTTTTGAGATACTTTTCATTGTTTTTTTTAACATACGAGTAAATGATTTCATTATATGTATTAATATTATATTTTTTATATGAAAATTTAATATAAATGAACGAAAATGATATTAATGATGTTCGCTTAATAAAAAATTTTAGAGGAGTTACTTTTTCAAAATATAAAAAAAATGATGCAAAAAAAGAATTACTAAATAATTTAGTAAATAGCAAGATAGAACAATCTTGTTATTGGTCTGCAGAATTCATATGTAGCGGACATTTTATTGATTTATGGGATATTATTTTTGAATTTGCAGCAAAATATATTCATTTGGGAAATCCTAAATTACCATATTATTTGAAAATAAGGCTTGATGAATTTAAAAATATTGTAAATACTGGATATCAAGATGATATTTTAAAAATAAGAAATAGTGATAAAATCCGTAAATTATTTGCAGAAATTATATGTGTTTTATGCTCTTCTAATAAGAAAAATGCTATAGAAAATATTAAAATTCAAAAGGAAGATTTAAGTATGATGAAGATAACACATAAATTAAAAGCGGATTCTATTAACTATGCTAAAATTGTGTTTAGGGAAGAAGACCCTAAGGAATTATTTGTGGCTATAAATGAATTTGCATGGAATATTTCTAAAAATAAAAGAAATTCAAGAACAGCATGTTATTGGGTAGAATGGATATTTAATTTCGAATCTTTAGTAAAAAAAGAAAATAAGAAGTATTGTGCAGCAAGAAGAGTAATTGAAGTAGAATCGAAGTATCAGACAGATATAGTTTGGATTTTATGGGATTGCATTTGTTATGAAGCCAATAAACGAAATTCTAGTATGCTTAAATTAGTTAAAAATTTACAAGAACTTTTTTGTTTAAAATTTAAACCGGGAATAAAGAAAAAAAGAAAATATTTGATATATTTTGCAATACATTTATTAACAGAAACAGTGAATAATAAAATTCCTATTATTGAAAATACTAATTTAGTAGATAATATTGTTAAAAAGGTAAATATTATTTATAAACAAATAAAAAAAAATGAAATAAAACCCAAAACAGATTATTTATTTAATAATTCTATGACAAATAAGAATTTAGAAAATACTGTTAAAAAATTGGATAAAATGAATGCACTGATGACTCAAGGAATTATACCGCGGAATTAAAATTATTTATTTTATAATACTTTAGGTAAAAAAAAATATAATTGTATATTATAAATGAGTAATCCAGGAAATAAAAGACTTCAAAGAGCAAGACACGGTGCATCACCATCTTCTGATGGTACTCTTTCCACTACTAATATCGGTGGCGGTCAAGGAAAAGCAGATGTCCAAAGAACAAAAGGCTCTGTTATTAATAACGGAGGAAACATGATGATGGGAACATTCCCAACTGTTGGTGTAAGACTTCCATTCTTGAATATGTTAAGTGGATGCTGTAAGCCTGGCGCTGCTGTATCAACCAATAATAAACCACTTAAGGATTAAGTTTAATATTCTATTAAATTATTTAAAATTATAATTTTTTATTTAAAATTATAATTTTTCTCTCCATATTACATAATGGCTAGAAGAAGCAGAAGAAGATCCCGCACTCGCAGACGCCGCCGCACCCGCAAGGGTGGTTCCGCTGCCCCCAAGATGCGTAAACGCACTCGTCGTCGTAGCAAATCCCGCAGACGCAGACGTCGTTAATTTAGAAACTTATAAAAATATAAATATTGTTTATATGATTAAAGAATATTTATTAACAAGTTTAATTTTACTTGGTCTAGATTTCATATATTTATCTTCAACAACAAATTACTTTAACCATCAAGTTAAATTAGTACAAGGTACTCCATTACAATTAAATATAGTACCTACAATTTGTTGTTATATTTTACTTTCTTTAGGAATATATTATTTTGTTATCAACAAAAATCTTTCTTATTTAGAGTCATTTTATTTAGGAATATTCGTATATGGTGTATATGATTTAACTACTATGGCAATACTTAAAAATTGGAAACTCACTACCGTAGTTATGGATACATTATGGGGAGGAATATTATTTGTTCTAGTAAAGTTTTTCTTTGAAAAACTATATTATATTGTTTGAAGCCTCTCTCGTCGAGGTTTTAATTCAGGATTTAGAACAACCATTTCAACACTATTTTCTTCTTTTTTTTCATCACTAATAAAAGCACTGTTTTTACCGGGAATTGCTAACTTAAAATTATATTTTACTAATTCCCGCATCTTATCTATATTTAATTGACGTATCCTCTTATTTTCTTTCCTAATAAATCTTTTTAATATTTTTAACATAAATCGACTAATTGTATTATTAATTATTTGAAACACTTTTATAATACCACCAGTTACACCTAATATTTCAAATGTAGCAACCACACCTGTAGCCCTATATAACCAATAATCACCCAATGCTGCAACTAATAAACTATTTGATACTATCAATACCCATATTAATATTGTTTGAAATTTTATTTTTAACTTAGGATGAACATCATAATTAGGCAGTTTTTTTTCATCTATAAAAAGGTCTTGGTAATAAAGTGGTTTTGAGGCAGTATAATATACAATCCATGGAAAATTCCAAAAAAAGAAAAAAGCAGCAATTCCCAGAAAAATAGGTATATAAACATAATTTTGAAATCCTTCATATATTAAAGCAATTGGTCCTAGTGCAATAGGTAAAAAGTATCTTTTTATAGGTATTTTTTTACAACATATTTTACAATTTTGACAGCATGATTTATCTTTATCACATAAACACATATATTATAATTACTTAATTGGTCTATAAGTTATTTGTCTAATTCTTCAATCGCCTTTTTAACTGAACACTTTTCTGCTATAATTTTTTTTACTTGCTTTTTATTTTTTTCAGTTTCCTTTTTATCCTCTCCACTACTAATACCATCCAGTAAACCAGACCATTCTTTTGATTTTTCATCGTTGTCGATATATTCTGGATTTTCCAACTCCCATTCACTCAAAGCATCTATATGTTTTATTTTTATTTTAGTTATAACATCGTCGATCTGTTCTCCATTAGCATCCTTCTTCCATCCTTCGGTATCTTTAATAAAAAATTTAGAACGTTTAATATCAGAAGAATGAATTGGTCTTTCCACACTTGACATATCTTTCAAACTGTTTAAAATAACATTCGAAATTCCATCTACAAACCCTAATTCCTTTGTATTTTCTAAGTCTTCTATTGAAACTATTATTTTATTGACAAAATCCGTAAGAGACATAGCATCTTTACAATACTCATTCAGAAATACATTTATAGAAATATTATTAGTATTGTTATTGTTATTTGTAATATTGTTTATTTTCAAGTTTTTCATTTCTTTTTTTAATTCCCGATTTTCTTGTAGAATTGTTTTAAGTAATTTTGTGATATTTTCCGGATTTACTAATTCTTTTTCTTTTTTATTTTCTAGATTTTCTTCATTTTTTTCCGTATTTTTAAGACATTTTTTCTTATGTCTACATAAATTCGCACGATGTTTGTAGGACTTACCGCAGCAGCAATTATGGGGTTTTTTTGTTATCATTTTTGTATCATTTGTTATCATTCGATGTTTCATGGTCTTAATATGTCTTTTGTAATCTTTTTTGTTAGACGATAAGAAGTCACACTTTTTACATACGTATTTTTTTGGGGTTTTTTGGGTTTTTTTTTCCATATATATATGATAACATAAAAAACCCCTAAATTCTTTTTTTTTTGTTGTTTCGTGCCTTTTTTTAAGTCATGTAGGTAATTTTTTTTTATAAATTTTTCATAAAATACCTTCATCTTTCTAGTAAAATAGTTTTTTCAGCTTTTTTTCGCAAAAACTTTTTTGCAATTTTCGATTTTGGACATTTTTGAAATGTCCATTTTGCAATATAGCAGAAAAGTTTTTCCAAAAAATAAGCTTGTATTTTAAATAGAAATCCATAATTTATATTATTAAGAGCATAACCAATCATATAATATAACGAGTACTATAGTATATTAAAAGCATAATGTAGTAATAAATTCAAATTTTTATAGTTATTACATATTTTTATAGTTATTACATATTTTTATATATTTAGAAAATTACGATAGTATACGAGATTAATTTATTTTTATTTTAGATTTTAATATTTATAATTTGTATATGAGTATGTCAGAATCAAAAAAAATTCCCAGTATTATGAAACCTATTACTCCAGATCCTTCCAAAAATACATTTACTGAAAAAATTTCAAGAACTATTTCTAAGAAACCCACGGTTACTGAAACAATATCCTCAAAACTCTCAGGAATTAAATCTATTGGTCAAACATTTTCTCCAACTCAAGGCTCAACTCCAAGTGATGATGGAGTAATGGTTATTAAAATTTTATTAATAGTATTAGCAATTGCTTTTTTAGCATATAATGCATATCTCTATTTTTACGAAGGAACTGATATTTTCCAAAAGTTTTTTGGAATTATTCTTTTTAAAACTGGACAAGGAACAAGTAATGTTTTTAATAATACAGGACAAGGTGGTAAAAAAATAGTAGATGTTGTAGAAAAAACTGGAAAAGGTGTAGGAAAGGCTGTGGCAGATACAGGTAGAAATATTGAAGAAAGATCTACATTAAAACAAGCCATAGAAAAACCAAAAAAAAGAAAGGAAAAACCCGTTGATTTAGATGATTCAACTGAAAGTAATATACAACATAAAAAGTCAACTGGATATTGTTATATAGGAAGTGATAGAGGATATCGTACTTGTGTAAAAATGACTGGAGGAGATACATGTGCATCCGGTAAAGTATTTCCCTCCAAGGATATTTGTGTAAATCCTAATTTAAGACGATAAACCACAAAATTAACAATAAAAAATAATTATTAACAATAAAATAATATAAATATTATCCTATTTATACTAATTATAATGAGTGCAATGAAATCTTTAATTAATATGCAAAAAATGGAAAATGGTATAATCTGGGGAGGACTTTTTGGATTATCTGTTTTACCTATTCAATTTGGAGTCAGTAAATTTTTAATACCTAAATTAGAGTTTAAAGAAGAATCAAAAAATCTTATTACAGAACAATCATTTAAATTATTATTGTCAACATTTACAGTTGTTGGGTTTATTTATGGATATAATACAAAACGCCGTTTAACAAATTAAATTAATATTAAGAAAATTAAATATTATTACTAAATATTTAATTTTTTGACTTATGATGAAAAGAACCATCTAAGAGAAAAATATGGTGGGAAAATTTTAATACTATCATCTGAAGTAAGATTAGGGCCTGCTTTTACCATATTTTCAATATCAACACCAGAAAGAGCATGACTGTGATATCTTAAATTAGATAAAAATCCATTAAATCCATTAAATTTACTTACGAATACATCACCATAATTTTGTTTTGGTACAGATCTAAACGTGTGTCTATTTACAATTGTTCCATTAATAAATGTATCCATATATTTACCTCTATTTCGCATATTAACTAAAATCCATTTATTTAATGGAATATTATCTACTTCTACTTCTTCAATAACGTTATTAAATGTATTCATAACAATAACAAAAGCATTTTTGGTTTCATGAATATATAATCCAGGTGCATTATTAGGAAAAGCCATATCAGATACATTAACACCATCAAAATTCTTTTTCATACCAAAATTTTGACGTGAACCCTTGTGGAAAATGTGTTTTCTTTGACCAGTACCATTGCTTCCAGGTTTCGCTAAATCATCAATAAATAACCATACTGACCATGTAAACTCTAAACCTTCTCGTTCATTAACTGACCTTATAATTGGTTTAGAGCCTTTTGTACTTGGATTTTGATGAATAATTTTAGGTCTTTTTCCCTGTCTTAATCCGTTAATTAAAATAGGATTTTTTTCTGGAGAATTTAAATATCCTAAAACTATTGAACCAATTCTTATTGCATAAACAAATATTATTAAAACTAAAATGAAGAAACAAACTTTTGCAACAAGAGTATTTGAATACAAGAAATCTGTTGTTCCAGAAACAACTTTATTATTCCTAAATTTAGAGAACATACCTCCTGCACCATTTTTTGCTCCTGCAACTGCATTTCCTAAACTAGCCATTGGGCTGTTATAATTACTTGCAAAACTACCGTAAGACATACTTATATATTATAAATAATATAATTAGAATTCAAAACCAGTTATTTCTTCATTATCTTTCATAAATGACATTTTCAACTTATATTTATTAAGTAAATCGGTTAATGCATTGCCGCCTGGACCTTCTCTGTAAATTTCATATGCTTCACGTGGACTAATTGTTCTTGAGAAATATCTAAATTTGGATGTTGCTCCTGAAAATCCCTTTTCTGGAGTTAATTCAATATCAGCATCCTTGTTCATTTTTGGAACACCACTTAATACATGTGTGTTTACTAATTTACCATCAATATAAGTATCAACAGTTCTATTATTTGTAGCAACAATAATATTACACCATTTCTGAATTGGAATATTTTGAACAGACCAATTATCAACATTTCCAGAAACAGTTGTTAAAGAAAGGTCTAAATCATTTGTTGAAGGTGCTAAAGAAACACCTGGAGAAAGATTATTTCCATTTGATCTCCTAAATATAACTTTAGGTTTACTATATTTATACTGCCAGTTATCCACATAAATCCATACAGAAAATGTGAAATCAACAGATGCAGGATTTCCGGGAAGTGTATTTGCTTTAATTAAATGTCTAGTTTTTGCACTTCCTCCCATAGATAAACTTTGATTTGTAGTATCTGAAAAAACATATTTCCAGACAAGATAAAGTATGACAATAACTATAACTCCTAAAAGAATTGTTTGAAAATTCATAGTATAATATTATGTTAGAAATTTATCTAAACAATTGGTGGATTATTATTTTTTAAAAACATATAATTAGCATCTATTCTCTCTTTTGTCATAATTCTAGGAAAATACAAAACATTACAAACACCTCCTCCTATACCATTATCGGCACCTACGCTAATATTATCTAAACTCATGTACGGAACTACTTTTTTAAATGATGCTACCAATTTAGAGTTTATAAATATATCTAATATACCACTATCATAGTTAACAACTACATTATTCCATCTTTGCAAAGGAAAATCTTTTACTTTATACACAATTGGTTTTTTATTCTTACCATTATTCATTGTTATTTTTAATGAATTATCTAACCCATTATACGATATATTTGGCTTTCCACCATAATCTAATATAGTGGTATGTCTTCTATATTGATCTCCAAAATTTGGCGCCTGTGCACGTATAAAAAACCATGCACTAATTGCATAATTATAGTTATACTGAATATCATATCCTACTGATTTTAATTCTTGATGATTACCTAAATATTTTTTATTTTTTAAATAAATTGGTTCTCTGAGTAAAACTTTTGCTTTTTGTATTTTTTTAATCTGATCTCTTTCTTTTTTTAAGTCTTCTAAATAAATTTTTGTCTCACTAATATTATGTTCTAGGTCAAATATCTCTCCAGCATGTTTCTGTATTAAATTAATTGTTTCTGTAATGGCTTCTTTACAATCTTCTTTATTTTTTATCACAGTTGCGTTATCACACATCTCGCTGCTAACATAACCATAATTAATTAAGAATAAAACAAGTTCATCTTCATTAGATTTATCATTTAAATTACGACGTTTAATCTCTTTCCACCCATCTTCCGGAATTTTTTTTCCTTTCTCAGAATGAGAATTTTTTTTCAATGATTGTAAGCGTTTTTCCATTGATTTCAATGATTTTTCAGAATCATTAATTTTATTTTGAATAATAATTTTTTTATCATCTTTATTAAGACTAGTTGTATACATATATTTTGTAAAAATAGGGATAACAATAATAAGTGTTATTAAAATGATTTCAAATGCAAAAATATAATAAACAGCAGTAGGGGTATGTCTTAGTTCATTAAATAAAAATTTTACTAAATCAAAAAATATACAAGGAATAATAAATATAGCATAAAATAAAACGTTAATAATTGGATATTTACTTAGAATTTTTTTAAAAGAAACAGAACCCATCAAGTATCTATATACCAAAAATAGTCCTGCTAATAAAGCACCAATCATCAACATAACAGAACCAGAAACATCAAATAAAATATTTTTACTTACTAAAAATGCAAAGGCTGCTAATATTCCCATTGCCACTCCTACAGAGATTAAAACATATAAGTATCTTGAAGAATGTTTATATAACCAATTTTCTTTTTCAATGTCATCCCCTGCTCCAGGATATGTTTGAGTTAAATTTTTTGTAAATTTAACAAAAAATATCGCCAAACAAATAATCCCAATACCTATTAAAAGATAATTTAAATAATAAGAATAATCAGCCAAAGAAAATTTTTCACCCTTTCTTGTAATATACGGATACTCAGGATATCCATTGTTAATAATATAATAAATTATTCCACAAAATAAAGCAATAAATATTATTACCCAACTAAATTGTCTATTATTTGTAGAACTATCCCATGCACCCCATTTTGCATAACCTATATTATCTCGGGTTTGTGGAAAAATAGGAAATATAAACCATAATAGTTGCCCAATCCACTTTAATGGTATAATTATTAAAGTAGTTATAATATATTTGATAATATCAATTGTTCTAATGTAAGAATCAGGTAAATTTCCTTTCTCCCTATAATGAAATATACCATACCCAATAATAAAAATAATTGTAAATACTAATAAAACCAGTGGAGTATAAACTATTGCAGATGTAACACCTTTTAAAACAGAACTCATTTATATTTTATTAACATTAAATAAAATATAATTAACCTATAAAACTTATTCATATATGAATAATTTATAAATTATTCATTGATGTTTTATTAGCATGACAATTATTGCACAAAGCTGCTAAATTAGAAACGTCATTTGTTCCCCCAAATTGCAAATCTATTTTATGATCAACCTGAAATGTATGTGTTAATTGTTGACTACACATATTACATTTCCATCCTTGCTGGGATGCTATATATTTTTTTTTTGTTTCACTGACACTTCTTTTAGTTTTTGGTTTAATAAACTGTATTTCAGGTTGAGGTTGAGGATTAATTGTATAAGAAATATTTGATTGTTGTCCCATTTGATTCACTTTATCTCGCGCATTTGTAAAATCAAACAATGGAGTTAACATATCTCGAGTATTATTATCCACTGGCATATATTTTATAAGTTCAGTTGCATGTTTTACTAAACTTTTCGTCTCTCCCGGATTTTTATTAACAAATAAATAAATACTTAAACCAACAAATGCAAATGTAACCATTCTAAAATATTTTTTTCCTTTTATTATATAATCAGTAAATTTCCCATCATAATACGTATTTGCCACTAAAAATGCTGTTATTACAAATATTAAAAAATTAACTTTCATATATATTATTAAATATATATAAAACTATTCACTTATTTCGTATAATAATTTAAGCCTTTTTGTAGATCATGCCTAAACGGTGATGTTTTTTACCTTTGTAGGTTTTTCCTTTGTATTTAAAAGAAGCCAATCCTTTCTTTTTTGCGTTTAACATAAGTTTGAAGTATGGGTTAAGTCCTCTTTTTTTACCCTTCTTACGGGTTTTTCTCTTCTTGCGGGTACGTCTTGATTTTTTACTTTTTCTTCCTTTTCTTCTACGACGTCTTCCTCCAAGAAGTGAACCAACTTCTGCATCTCCAGCAGCATCAGGAGCAGTTTCTTCAATATCAGGAGTTTCAGGAGCAGGTTCATCAGAACCACCTCTCTGTCTTCTGCGTCTTTTAGAGCGAGATCTTCTACGAGTTTTTCTAGCCATTATATAATTTCATTATATTATTATTTTAACGAACAAAATTTCCTAAACTCTACTTTTTATAAAAGTATACTATCGATAAAATCATTAAAATAACAATACCCCCCTCTATATATTTTTTTCGAGTTTTAATTACTTCTTTATTTTTCATTTCTTTTGGTTTATATTCCTCATAATAATTCTCTAAATCTTCGTAAAAACCTATTTCTGGTTTTTTTAATTGTTTGTTAATTTTATTAAATATAAAGTGTATCCACTTCATAAATGACATTCTTGAACTTAAATATGGGGTAACTGGATATTTATCTAAAAGATCTAAAAAATTATTTCCAATTGGATTCATTGGTATAAAAATAGGTAAATTTTGTATAAAATCATAATATTTTTTTATACTTACATCATTTGGATGTTTTGGATATGTGATTGCTATAGTTTGCAATGTAAATTTTAAATGTGGAAGCCAAACATTGTGATTCAATCCCATTATATAGCAAATGATATAAAAACATATTGATTTTAACATATATATTATGTTAAAACGAGAAAGTAGTTATGAATTACCACACTATTGCAATAATTGTGGAAAAAGAGGACACACTTATAACCAATGTTCTAAACCCATTACAAGTGTAGGCTTAATAGTAATGACTAAAGAATATAGTAATCTTAAATATTTAATGATATGTAGAAAAGATAGTTTAGGTTATGTAGAGTTTTTAAGAGGAAAATATAATTTATATGATAAAAATTATATACAAAACTTGATTGATGAAATGACAAATAAAGAAAAAGAAAGTTTATTGACAAAAAGTTTCAATGTACTGTGGAATGAATTGTGGGGTAAATTTAGTCATACTCAATATAGACAAGAAGAGAAAACTTCTCATGATAAATTTACTGAATTAAAAGAAAAAATTTATGATATTCATACCAGAGAAGAGTTTAATCTTAAAACTTTAATAGATTGTAGTCGAACAAATTGGGTCCAACCAGAATGGGGATTTCCAAAAGGGAGAAGAAATTATCAGGAAAACGATATTGTATGTGCATTGAGAGAATTCGAAGAAGAATCTGGATATTCAAGAAAAGACATAAATATTATTAATAATTTAAAACCATTTCAAGAAACATTTACTGGTTCAAATTATAAATCATATAAACATAAATATTTTTTAGGCTATATTGAAAATCCTATTATTCATAATAATTTTCAAAAAAGTGAAGTTAGTGATATGCAATGGTTATCTTTAGAAGATTGTTTAACTAAAATACGACCATATAATTTAGAAAGAATTGACCTAATAAATAATATAAATAAAGTTTTACATAAATATAGTTTAATCTCATAATATATTATTATGGAAGAACAAACAGATAAAAAAGATTGGACTGAAAAACCTTTTAAAATAGAAAATACTGATTTGCGTGACCAAGGAATTGTAGATTCAAAATTTAGATTAATAGGAATAAATGGAAAAAAATTAAGAATTAAAAGAAACAATCAAACAGGTGAAATAAAAATGGTTCGAAAAAAAAATTGGCAACAAAAATATAAGGATTTTTTTAATAATTTAGATGATCCTTGGATTAAATTATATTCATTTAAAGAACCCTCATCCACTGATTTATGCAATGAGGAAAGAATAAAAAATTGCCAATTAAAAGGTAAAGTATGTAATCCTCGCACTGGCAGATGTAATAAAACAAAAAAAAAAGTAAAAAAACCAAAAAGTAAAACCAAACAATCCAAAACAAAATCCAAAACGAAACAATCCAAAACCAAACAATCCAAAACAAAATCCAAAACGAAACAAGACTCTGACTCATTAGATATTGCCTCTAAAACGAAACAAGACTCTGACTCATTAGATATTGCCTCTAAAACGAAACAAGACTCTGACTCATTAGATATTGCCTCTAAAACACCTAATATAGACTCTCCTTTAGATAAAGTTCTTTCTTTAGATCAATCATTAAAAGAAGAGAAATCATTAATAGAAAATATTAAACAAACGCCTAGCATCAGAGAAATTATATCACCTATTAATGAAACTAAACTAGAAGAAGAAGAAGAATTAAAAGAACTTATGCAAAAAAATGATTCACCAGACATTATGTCTAGAACTGTTTCTATATCAAAACAAGAATTAAAAGAAAATTTTTCTCAGCAATGTCAAGAACTTATTGATAATATTAAGGGAAATCTTAGAAACTTATCTATTCAGAGCAAAGAATATCAGAGTCTTCTGCAATGTACAGAAAATAAAAATAGAGAACAATTAGAAGAATATAAAAAAATAGATAAACTTTTATATCCACATTTAGATGACCCTAATATAGCATTAAAAATTGCAAATAAAAAAGAGTTTAGAGATGTTGAAATACCAGAAAAAACTAGAGAACAAATAGATAATATAGAAGAAGAATCTAACAAAATTTGCAGTCCTAATATGCAATTTGAATTAGAACCACATCAAAAATTTGTACGCAACTTTTTATCTTTTCAAAGCCCTTATAATAGTTTATTAATCTATCATGGTTTAGGAACAGGTAAAACTTGTTCATCCATATCTGTTTGTGAAGAAATGCGTAATTATTATCAACAAATAGGTAGTAATAAAAAAATTATGATTGTTGCAAGCCCTGTTGTTCAAGAAAATTACAAATTACAGTTATTTGATGAAAGGAAACTCAAATTAATTAATGGATTATGGAACTTGAAAGCATGTACAGGTAATAAATTCATTAAAGAAGTAAATCCTATGAATACAAAGGGGCTTTCAAGAGAAAGAGTTGTTAAACAAATCAAAAAAATTATAAGACAATCCTATGAATTTTTAGGTTATACTGAATTTGCAAATAAAATAGATAAAATTATGAAAAAAATCTCAAACAATAATGATAAAAAAATAGTATCAAAACAAAGACGTGCTATAGAGAGAGAATTTTCTGGAAGGCTATTAGTTATAGATGAAGTTCATAATATACGAGCAAATGATGTAAAAAGAAGAACTACTAAAAATTTACAAGATTTAGTAAGTTTTTCTAAAAATATGAAATTACTTTTATTAACAGCAACGCCTATGTTTAATGAAGCAACTGAAATAGTATGGTTAGTTAATTTAATGAATTTAAATGATAATAGATTTCCTATTAAAGTCAGTGATATTTTCACAAAAGAAAATACTTTTATAGAAGATGAAAGACAGTCTGGAAAAGACATTTTAATTCAAAAATTAAATGGATATGTTTCATATGTTAGTGGAGAAAATCCCTTTAAATTTCCATTTAGAATTTTTCCATTTGAATTTAATAGTCCTCATTCATTAAAGATTTTAAAGACCACTGAATGGAGATATCCTTCTCAACAAATTAACGGACTTGAGATAACTGAAGATAATCAAATCAACTATTTAGACGTTTATATTAATACATTGCAAGATTTTCAAGAACGAGCATATAATTATTTAATTGAGAAAATGAAGAAAAAATATCCACAATTACAAGAAAAAAGACGTGGTATACAATACACTATTATGGATGGTCCATTGCAAATATTAAATTTTGCATACCCTCATTCTGATTTATCAGGAGATGACATTTTAGAAAAAGATATTGAAAAAGAACTTTATGGAAAAAGAGGATTGCGTAGAGTAATGGACTACTCAAAATCTACAAAGAGAGAATTTACATATAAATCTAATACTTTAAAGAATTTTGGAAGAATTTTTAGTTCAGAGGGTGATGAACCTCCATTGAGAAAATATAGTGTAAAAATAGATGAATTTATTAAAACTATTAAAAAAAGCAACGGTATTTGTTTAATTTATTCTAATTTTATTGACGGAGGTTGTGTTCCTATTGCATTAGCATTAGAAGAAATGGGAATTTACAGATTAAATCAAGATAAATCATTATTTAAAGATAGACCAACTGCTCCTTATAAAGTAAATGGTCACAATGCCAAATATATAATGATTACTGGTGATAAAAAACTATCACCAAATAATAAACTTGAATTAAAGGCTGCAACAGATTCTCAAAATATAAATGGAGAGAAAGTAAAAGTTATTATTATTTCAAAAGCAGGATCTGAAGGTTTAGATTTTCAAAATATTAGACAAGTTCATATATTAGAACCATGGTATAATTTAAATAGAGCAGACCAAATTATAGGCAGAGGAGTAAGAAATAAAAGTCATTGCTTATTACCTTTTAATAAAAGAACCGTTGAAATATATCTACATGCAAGTGAATTAAGAGATAATCCAATGGAAACCATTGATATGTATATGTATCGTATTGCAGAAAATAAATCTATAAAAATTGGACAAGTTACTAGATTATTAAAAGAATATGCAGTCGATTGTTTATTAAATAAAAATCAACAAAATATGAATGCAAATAATATTCAAAAAAATATTACATTAACATTATCTAATAATCAAGAAATAGATTATCATATTGGACATAAAGATAATAGTTTAATTTGTGATTTTATGGAATGTGAATATAAATGCAAACCAAATGATACTTATTCAGATGAAGTAGGAATAGAAACGTATAATGAAAATTATATAATTATGAATATTGAAAAAATATTAAATAAAATTAAATTATTATTTCGAGAACATTATATTTATGAAAAATCAGATTTAAAAAAAAGAATTACTATGATGAAACACTATTCAACAGAACAAATTAATATGGCTTTAGATATTCTTATAAACGATGATAATGAATTTTTAACAGATATGTTAGGAAGATCCGGACGGTTGGTCAATGTTGATAAATTTTACATGTTTCAGCCCCTTGAAATAGATACATCTCGCCAAATAACATCATATCAAAGACGACATCCTATAAGTTTTAAACATAAAAAGATAGTTTTTAAAAAAAAAAATAGAGAAGAGAAACAGCCTCTATCTTTAGAAATTAAAGTAAATAATGATATGGAATTGTTAACATTCAAAAATTCTTACTTAATTTTAGCAAATTCATCTGACGAAAGCAATAAGAAAAATTGGATAATATCTGCAAGAAATGCAATAGAAAATTTAATAAAATATAATAATTTACCTGAAAAAATTTTAGTTGAACTTGCTTTAGAACATGTATTTGATAGTTATAATGCGAAAGATAAATTGTCTTTATTAAATGAAATAGAACTTTTGAAATTAAATAGAGATCAAGAAAGTGTTATGAAAGAATTTCCTCCAGAATTCTTTATAATATTTCAGAAAATTATAGATAAAATAAGTATTACATATGAAGATACAACAGTTATAGGAGTTACTGATTATAGTAAAAAATTAATTAAACACCCATTAGGTATTGGTTTCTTTAAATTAGATACAAAAGTATCACCAAATAGATGGACGGTTGATGTTAGTGGATTAGATAAAAAATTTGTAGATACTCTTTTAACAAGATTTAAAGTGGATAATTCTCACATTAATAACTTTATAGGGTTTTTAACAAATTCAAAAAAGAAAATAGTATTTAAGGTAAAATCTATATCATCTAGTGAAAATAAAAGAACACAATTTGGACAAAAACTTCCAACTAGTGGAGAGAACAAAAGAGTAACCATTCACAGAATGAATAATATTTTAAAAAATATAAAACCAGAAAATAAATATGGTATGAACGAAGAAAAAACGAAAATAGAAACTATATATGGTGATAGTGATATAAGAAATATTAATGATATGGAACTTGCAGCAGAATTAGAATTAATATTAAAATATTTAGATTTAAATAAACACAATGATAAAAAATGGTTTTTTAACACTTTAGAAGATAAAATAAATAATGTAGAAAAAATTAAGATATAAATTAAGATATAATTAAAATTGAAAATAAATAAAAATAAAGAATAAAATATATAATACATTAATGAGTAAATCTGTTAAAGACAAATCTAAAAGAAAAAGTAAATCTATATATGTAAAAAATATGATTACCCGTAAAATAATATTACCATTTACATCAGTAGGAGGAAATTTAAATTCTATATTAAAACAAAAATTAGAAGAAGAATTATATAATAAATGCTGTAGAGAAGGTTATATTAAAACAGATTCTATTAGGATATGTTCATACTCATCCGGTGTTATTCAAGAAAATAATGTTAACTTTGATGTTCTTTTTGAATGCCTAATTTGTCATCCCATTGAAGGACAAATTATTAAATGTAAAGTAGAAAATATAACTCGAGCAGGAATTAGAGCCATTTATTTTAAAGAAAAAAAATCACCCATCACTATCTTTATTGCAAGAGATCATCATTATGATGATAAATACTTTTCAAATATTAAAGAAGAAGATATTATATTAATTAAAGTTATTGGTATACGATTCGAACTAAATGATGAAACCATTTCTGTACTAGGTGAACTAAAACATCAAAAACAAAGATTAACTAAAATAAAAGTAGAGGAATAAAAATTCAAAATAGACTTTAGATTAATATAAACTTAAATAGTTTATATTAAAAATTTAATAATGAACACTGCAAAACAAAAAAAATTAAAAAATAAAATAGAAAAACTAGATCAAATACATCAAGTTAAAATTTTAGATATCTTAATCTCTAACCAAATTAAGTATAGTGAGAATAGAAATGGTATTTTTTTAAATATGGACAATTTAAATGAAAAAACTATTTCTGAGATAGAAACAAATTTAGAATACTTTCGTAAGCAAGAGAAGACCTTAAATGATATAGAAACTATTAAAGATGAGTTAAATAATGATTATTTTAAAAATGATAATAAAGAAACACCTGTATATATATCAAATGAGTTACAGTAATAATTCAAAAAAAATAAAAAATTTAGTTAATAATTTAAATAGATTTTGTTTTGATAGTAAAAATATACAAAAATTAGATTTACTATCAAAAATAGATGCAAATACATCAAAAATAGATGCAAATACATCAAAAATAGATGCAAATACATCAAAAAAACATAAAAATATAGACGTAGTTATAGAAAAATCTAATCCAAAAAAAATGAATACAAAGGAATTTTTTACTCCTTCTCAAGACGATAATATTTTTTGGTGTTGGTATATATTTCAAAATGGTATCAAAGAATATAATATTCTACCCAATAAATATTTTATTATAGAAAAAACTAGAAAAATAGATTGGGTACCGTTATTAAGAGAAAACAAAGCCAGTATAAAACAATTAAAATATAAGTTGTCAAGTTTAGAAAATAATTTAGTTAATGAGAAAAAAATGCATATCAAAACATTAGAAACGATTTGTTTTTTAAATTGTATTGATGTTTATATTGTAAAAAATAAAATGTTATACAAAAATGCGCATGATAATGAAGATAAAATTATTTTAAAATATTATCCAGAAACAAAAAAATATGGTATTTTATTGGATACAGTTGATATATTAAAAAAAATAAATACATATGAAGAAGAACTATTTTTAGTGAATGATATAGAAAAACCATTGAAAGGTATATCTAGTTATAAGTTAAAAAATCTGCAAGATATTGCAGAAAAAATAAATATTGAATTAAAAACAACAAATAGTAATAAAAATAAAACGAAAAAACAACTTTATAGCGAAATACAAGAACTATTAGTTTAAAATTGAAATATATATAAAATATAATGTCATAAATTATATATATGGAAAGACAAGATGAAATAACTCATCAAGATAAATTTAATCAATATTTAGATCTTTATATTTCAGATAAACGGAATAATCAAGACGAGTTTGAGATTCGTTTTGGAACAAAATATTATAATCAAATCACAAAAATAGACTTTGAAAATATTATTTCAAAGATAAAATCATTAGGATTTCGTTCAGAATATTTTGATGGTGAAACTTATTTAAATATACAAAATGAGTATGCTGATGCAAAATCCGGTAGAATTAAAATGTCTAACATAAGAACTACTATTCCTGGACTACATAATATACAAAAATATTGTAAAGAAAATAATTTAAATCCTGAAAGTTTACCCGCCGGTATAGAATTTTTACAAAAGTTTTCAAAAAAAAAAGATGACCAAAATCTTAGACCTATTGATTTTCATGACTTCCATTTTAGGATAAACTATAAAACAGAACGTAAATTAAAAAATAATAAACCAGAAGTAATTTCTTTATTACAAAATTGGAAAGATTCTAAAAAAGTTTTCAGATATATTAAAAGATATTCATTTATACATTCATATTTAAATTTATATCCATTTAAAATAGATTGCAGTATTGTTAAAACTTCTAAGAAAAAAAGAGACTATATTTCTACCTATAATATTGAAGAGTCTAATGTTTTTAACAATCCAGAAAATTATGAAATAGAAATAGAATTAATTAATAGTCAAGCCAAATTTATTAATCCTTCTAGGGCTGATATAGAATTGAGTGAAAGAGAATTCCTCATGCAAAAAATAAGAAAAGGTATCAAGGTTGTTTTATCTGGTTGGCAACAAACAAATTTTCCCATATCTTATCGTGAAATACAACAAATGCAACAAGAATATTTATCTCTTATTCGTAAAGAAGGGAAAGAAGAAAAAAGTAAAAGTTACAACAATAGAGATAAAAAACGTATTAATAATAGAGATTTTATTGGACCGTCCTCTATTAGTCTTGAAACACAAAATATTGTACCTTTACAAGAAGACGCTAATATACCAAATATTAATGGACCTTATACAGTTACAGATAAAGCAGATGGAGCACGAAAACTCCTTTTTATTAATAAAAAAGGAAAGATTTACTTAATAGATACTAATATGAATATGCAATTTACAGGAAGTATTACACAACACAGTAAACATTTTAATTCTATATTGGATGGTGAACATGTTTTAAATGATAAACAGGGAGAATTTATTAATCTTTACCTTAGTTTTGATATTTATATGATTAATGGTAAATATGTTAAACAATTCCCTTTTTATAAAACAAGTGATGAAGAAAAGGAAGACACTTTTAGACTTGAACTTATGTATAAATTTGTTAATGGTCTAGATAGCAAATGTGTTAGTAAATCTTATGCAACACCTTTAATAATTCGAGAAAAGAAATTTTATTCAAATATAGATTCTGATATTTATTCAAAATGTAAAATTATCTTAGATGGGGTAGAAGATGATTCAATGTTCAATTACGAAACAGATGGTTTAATATTTACACCTGCAAATAAGAGTGTTGGTTCCAGTTCCAGTCATGAACTTACACAACCTAGAAAAATGACATGGAATTATTCTTTAAAATGGAAACCATCAAAATATAATACAATTGACTTTTTAGTTACAACAGTAAAAGATGAATCTGGAAATGATACCATAAAAAATTTGTTTCAAGAGGGTATAAGTATGGATGCAAGTAGTCAAATTCAGCAATATAAAACTATTATTTTACGTGTAGGATTTGATGAAAATAAACATGGTTTTATACATCCATGTCAAGATGTTATTAATGAAAATTTCCCAGAAACAATTTATAGTGATGAAAGATCCAGTTATAAACCTATGCCTTTTATCCCATATGACCCTAGTCCCAATTTCCCTATTTATAAATGCAATATTATATTAGATAAACAAGGGAATTCAAAACATATGTTTACCGAAGATAAAAAACAAGTATTTGAAGATAATACTATTGTTGAATTTAAATTTAGAAAAACAAATGATAAATACTGGCAATGGGTTCCTATAAGAGTTAGATATGATAAAACAGAAGATTACCGCAGAGGAAATAGAAATTTTGGTAATGCTTATCATGTCGCCGAGAGTGTTTGGAGGTCCATCCACAATCCTATTACAAAAGAAATGATTTCAACCGGTACAAATATACCTGATGTTGTTGATGAAAATGTTTATTACAACAGAACAAGTAAAAAAACATTTACTCGTGGATTACGAGATTTTCATAATAAATATATAAAACGTAAATTAATTGTAGATGTTAGCAAGAGAGGTGACACATTAATAGATATGACAGTTGGAAAAGGTGGAGATTTATCCAAATGGATTGATTCTCGTCTATCATTTATATTTGGTATAGATATATCAAAGGATAATATTGAAAATCGCATTGATGGGGCTTGTGCTAGATATTTAAAGATGCAAAAAAAATATCATTCATTGCCCAGAGCATTGTTTGCACATGGTAATAGCAGTTTAAATATATCCTCCGGAGAAGCATTCTTTAATGAAAAAGGTAAGCAAATTATAAATGCTCTCAATGGAGTAGGTTCCAAAGACAAGGAAACATTAGGAGCAGGAGTTTATAGACAATTTGGAAAACACCGAGAAGGATTTGATATTGTATCTAATATGTTTTCCATTCATTATTTCTTTGAAAATCCTACTACATTTAATAATTTCTTGCAAAATGTATCTGAGAATTGTAAAGTTGGAGGATACTTTATTGGATGTTGTTATGATGGTAAAAGAATTTTTAAAAAATTACGACAAAAAAATGAAAATGAAAGCATATTTCTAATGAGTAAAGAAGATACAAAAATGTGGGATATTAAAAAATTATATACTAGCAATGAATTCAACGATGACGAATCATCCTTAGG